TATTTTATTCCGTGCGTATTTTGGCGCGGGCTGTCCGACTTTGTAAGCAAGTATTTTAAAAAAGGCGATATGATTGCCGTTGTAGGTTCTTTGGAAAGCAGGAAATACAAAGACAAAGACGGGAATAACCGTATCGTGTGGGAAGTAAAAGCGGACAAAGTAAACTTTTGTGGAGGGAAAAAAGAAACATCTTCGGGACAGACCGAACAGCCAGAAGAAAACCATGTGGGAAATTTTGAAGAATCTGCTGGATATAGTGAGGACCTGCCTTTTTGAGCTTGGCTTTTTCAGCGATAAGTGATATAATATCAAAGGTTGTTATTCGAGTTGCAGTCGGATAACGGCTCAAAATTGAATAACAACCGCATTTCCGTGTGCTTTGAGTACTGCAACTACTTGAAGCGCACGGATTTTGTTTGTAAAAAGAATGGAGATTGAAAAATGGATAAAACCGGAAGAATAAAAGATGAAAATTATTATCAAATACAAGGCTGGATGCTCAACAGATTGAATTTGAGTGGCACCGACCTGTTAGTGTATGCTATAATATATGGGTTTTCACAGGACGGCGAAAGCGAATTTACTGGAAGCATCAATTATTTATGTGAATTCACAGGCACAAGCAGACCTACTATAATAAAGAGCTTGAAAGGATTATGTGAATCTGGGAAAATCGAGAAGCACGAAGAAATAAAAAATGGAGTGACTTTCAATAGATACAAAGCAAGTTTACAGGGGGTAAAGAATTTTAACTGGGGTAGTAAAGAAACTTTACTGGGGGGTAGTAAAGAAACTTTACCCAATAATAAAGAATCTTATAATAAAATTGATAGTATAGAAGATAAAGAAAGAAAGAAAGAGGTCGCAGAGAAAAAAGCCCAAAATTCCTTTAATCGTATTATTTTAGACTATACACAAAATCCTGAAACAATCCGTTTGTTGGGTGAATGGCTGAAAGTGAGAAAATCAAAACGTGCGGCAATGACAGACTATGCAATTCAATTGAACCTTGAAAAGCTGGACAAGTTGGCAGAGGAAAGCAATTTGAGCGTTGATGATTATCTGAAAGAGGTTATTGTGCGAGGATGGACGGCGTTTTTCCCTATTAAGCAACACAATGAAGAATCAAAGCCCAAAGAGGAAGAAACAAAGAGATGGGGAGGGATTTACCTATGAGCGAAATTGAATCGGCTGGAAACATTTTCAGCGGGATTTTGAGAGGGCATAAACCGAGTAAACAAATGACGCCTGAAGAAAAGACAAAAATGAATGTTGACTGGTATAATCAAACCGAAGGTCAATTGAATTGTACTTGACGGGTACAACTGCCAAAGGTGCAAAAACAAAGGATTTATTGCCACGATAGATTCTGACGGATATGAAGTTTTGAAAGAATGCCAGTGCAAGCGAATCCGTGAAGCATTAAGTAGAACAAAACGGAGCGGGCTTGGAGATATCATCACAGACTTTACTTTTGATAAATTCATAGTTTCGGAAGATTGGCAAAAGGATATGAAAACATTGGCAAAAGAATTTTGCGGGGATAATGAGAGCAAATGGTTTTATATCGGCGGTCAGATAGGATGCGGGAAGTCTCATTTGTGTACGGCAATTTCGGCATATTACATAAAAGCTGGATTTGAAGTAAAATATATGCTTTGGGCAGATGAATCAAAACGGTTGAAATCGATCGTGAATGATTCAAGCTACAGCAAAGAAATGGAAATATACAAAAATGCTGATGTACTCTATATTGACGACTTTCTGAAAGTAAGAAACGGGGAAGCACCTACAACAGCCGACATGAATTTGGCTTTTGAAATTGTGAATCATAGATTGCTATGTAAAGATAAAGTAACGATTATTTCAAGCGAAAAGAGATTAGATGAATTGATGAAGTACGATGAAGCGGCAATGAGCCGAATATACCAAAAGGCAGGAAAGTATAAAATCAGCATTGAGAAAGACCTGAAAAAGAATTACAGGCTAAAGTGAAACGGTAAACACCCCAGAAACGAAAATTTTGCCGCATTTAAGGCTGCTAAGTGCGCTAAGGTGTAAAATTATACTAAAACACACCAAATCGATTTAAAGGGCAATTTTGACCGATTTGCGGGGAAATGAAAAATAAAGAATGGAGACGCAGAGAATGGAAAGGAACTACAACACGGAAGCAATCAAAGATTTTGAGGGCGAAAAGGTGGATTTTGTAAATCACCCGAAGCATTATACTTTCGGAAAAATCGAATGTATTGAGTATATCAAGGACAAGCTGACCGCCGAAGAATTCAGAGGATATTGCAAAGGGAATATTATCAAGTATCTTTCAAGGGAGAGACACAAAAACGGAAACGAAGATTTGTCCAAAGCGTGCTGGTACTTGAATTATCTTTGCGAATATCTCAAGGGGGAAAGCAAATGAAAACGATTGGAAAAGAGTGCGCTGACTGCAAAAAGATGTTTATTGCCCGAAGTAATGCCGCGTTGAGATGTGCGGAATGTAAGGCAGAAAATCGGAGAAAAATTTGCAAAAAACATAGAGAAACACATGGGAAAAAGCAATACGTGAAATCAGCAAAGAAAAGATATCTGAATGAATTGAAGGAAATGCAAGAAAGACGGTTGAAAGAAAATCCTACATTCAAGAGTATTTCGGTAATTATGCAGGAAATGGAAGAATACAATCGCGCGAATGGTAAAAGTTTGACCTATGGGGAATACATAGCATTGACAAACGGATGAACATATGGCATAATAGGGATAGAGAAATCTATCCCTATTGGTGATTTTATGCAATTCAAAATAGATTATCCGAAACCTAAAACGCTATGGACGAAAAAGTACAGCCTTAATCGATATTATTCGGGCGTACACTGGAGCGTCAGAAAAAAAGACGCTGGTTATTGGCATTTACTTACTTTATCAGCGATACAACGTTTAAAGCCTACAAACAAGCCTGTTATATTGACTTTTTACTTCAATGACGGCTTAGACATATCAAATCACGCCGCAATGGCAAAGATGATAGAGGACGGGCTAAAGGGAAGAATAATACCCGATGACAATCGCAAGTGGGTAAAAGGGCACGAGTATTATTTCCACGATGAGGATTATATCCTTGTAGAGATAAGAGAGGTAAAGCAATAATGGAACTTTTGGAGTTCAAAAATAAAGTATTTGGTCTGCTGAAAGTAACAGAAACCGCTGATATAGGCGAAAAATTGCTTGAAGCCTGTTTGCAAAATAAAATTGAAGTGTTTGATGAGTATTCAAAAATAACGGATAACACAAAAGACTGGTTACAAGCACTTTGGCAATACTATGAAGCAGACAGAACGGAAAAAAAGCAGGACTACACTCCGAAAAGCCTTTGCAGACTTGTTTCAAAGCTTGCAGGGAATATCAACACAATTTATGACTGTTGCGGTGGTAGCGGGGCATTAACCATTGAATGTTTAAAAAATGAGAACAACGCAAGCGTGATTGTAGAAGAATTAGACAGCAGAGTTATTCCCTTTTTGCTTTTCAATCTCGCCTTGCATAACGCAAACGGAACGGTTGTAAATGGCGATGCTTTGAGCGAAAAAACCATAAAAGCGTATCGCTTGACAAAAGGCGAGAAGTACAGCATTGTTTCGGAAATAAGCGGCTCGGAGAGAAAAAGAGAACACGCAGATGTTGCCATAAGCAATCCACCATATAACATCAAATGGGAAGCACCTACACCGTTATTTGCTGATTATCGTTTTCCTGTTATTCCACCGTCAAGCAATGCAAACTGGGCTTTTGCTCTTAACTGCTTAGCAAAAGCGAACAAGGCAGTTTTAATTTTGCCGTGCGGTATTTGTAGTGAGAGAACAGAAACGGAAGTAAGAAAATATCTTGTAGACAATGATTTAATCGAACTTGTTGCGATTATGCCCGAAAAAATGTTCGAAGTTACAAGCATTCCAACTTGCATTATTGTGCTTAACAAAAGCAAAGAGCGTAAAGGCGTTGTTAAATTTATAGACAGCAGGAAAAACTGCACAGTATGGGAACGAGAACAAAACGGTCAATTTGGCGGTGCAAGTCATACCAATAGGACTTACAAAAAGCAGTATAATGTTCTGACTGATGAAAACATCGAAAAGATATTGACCGCTCCTGAAAATAAAGCAGGGTTATCAGCGACGAAAACAAACGAAGAAATAGCCGAAAACGATTATTTATTAACACCGTCAAGATACACTGAATTTAACGAAGCGGAACAAAAGCACAGACCTTTTCAAGAAATAGCAGACAATATAAACTATATAACCCGAATGCAAAACGCTTGCAAACTGGTTATAAATGAAACAATAGCAAAAAAATTATGGGTTGATATAGAGGCATTCAAAAAAGAGATTGAAAACTCAAAAGAGTTAGCGAAAACACAGTCTGAAATGCTCGGAGTTAAAATAGAAACTTCCGATTATATCCAATTCACAAAAAACAAAAACGAGTTTATTTTTAAGTGCAATGATAATGAAATTTTGCCCGATATGTTGTTACAATTCTTTTCTGTATGGAAAAATCAAATTGCATTATTGAACACAATGCAAAATCAATATTTGGCAGAATTAAGAGACGCATTATTACCCGATTTAATGAGCGGCAAAATCAATTTAGAAACTACTCAAAAGAAGTGAGATGAATGGCAAATAAAAGTAATTTGAAGCCTGTTAGAAGCACGGAAGAAGCGAGGGAAAGAGGACGTAAAGGCGGTAAAGCAAGCGGCAAGGCTCGGCGAGAGAAAAAAACAATACAGAATATCTTGACCGCCTTATGTGATAGCAAATGCTCCGACATCCCGCAGTTTAAGAAAATAGCCGCTAAATTAGGCTTAGACGGAGATAAAAGCGTTAAAGAGTTGTTTACCCTTGTATCTACCTTAAACGCATTGAAAACGGCTAAAATGGACGATTTGAGCAAAATGGCGGAGTTGTTAGGAGAGCAAAGAGAATTGCAGAGCGAGAGCGAGGAACAGCAGACATCTTTCCTTGAAGCAATTAAAAAGGCTGTGACTGATGAAGATTGAGAAAATATCTAAAAAGCAAAAAGAAATATTAAAATTTGCCTATTCAGACGAGGAAACGCTGATTTGCGACGGAGCAGTCCGAAGCGGCAAAACTATAATGATGATTACAGCGTTTGTCATATGGGCGATGGAGAATTTCGACCGCACAAATTTTGCTATATGTGGCAAGACTGTATCAAACGCCGAAAGAAACATTGTTAGACCGTTCCAACAGATAGAGGGCTTACCTTTTACATTGAATTATAAAATATCAACACGAATGTTGACGGTTAAGTGTGGGAAAAAGGAAAACTATTTCTATCTGTTCGGCGGTAAAGATGAAAGCAGTTATGCATTGATACAAGGCTTGACGCTGGCAGGCGTGTTGTTTGACGAAGTGGCTTTAATGCCGCAGTCATTTGTAGACCAAGCAATAGCCCGTACTCTGTCATTCAAAAATGCGAAGATATGGTTCAACTGCAATCCCGAAAGCCCGAACCATTGGTTTTACACAGAATGGATAACGAACGAGGAACGAGAATATAAACATCTGCATTTCTTGATGAAAGACAATCCGACTTTGGGTGAAGATGAAATCAAGAGAGCGGAAAGCCTGTTTACAGGCGTATTCTATGAGCGATATATTCTCGGACGGTGGGTGCGTGCAGAGGGCATTATCTTTCAAGACCTTGCAGAGCATACAGATAAATACAAGGTTAGAAAAGAGGATTTGCCACAGTTAAGGGATATATCAATGGGTGCAGACTGGGGTGGAAATGGTTCGGCACACGCTTTGACGTGTTCGGCAATAGGTTCTGACGGCGTTGTATATGTGTTAAAATCAAGCAAAAAGCAAGCGCCCGATGTTGCACTTGATGAATTAAAAGACTTTGTATATAGTTTTATATCGTACATAGAAACAGGCTATGGCTTAAAAGATATGAATGGCAACGATAAACCGCTGTATATGAGCGAGTGTAATTGTGACCATATAGATGTTATCATAAATTCATTGAACGAAGCAGGGCGGTATATTTTCGGAAAGACATACAAGCCGCCACTTGCCGATAGAGTTTATTTGTATTCAATCCTGCTTGCAACGGGGCGGTTGAAATTCGTTGAGGGAGAAACAGACGATTTGCTCGATGAAATGATAAACCTTGTATATGACGATAAAGCAGAAGAGCCGATACCGCTTGATGACGGCAGTATGCAATTAGATTGTTACGACAGTTTCACATATAGCCGCGCAAGTAGGTTTAACTATCTAACAGACTTGACACATTGACATATTTGTTGTATAATAATATGGGAGTGGTTTAAATGACAAATATCCGATATTATGACAACAACACAAAGGCAGAGTTTAACGGAAGAATTTATTATCTTAGAAAAAGTCAAGGGTATTATTATTCGCCGAAAAAGACGGAAAGCGGTGTAAAAGGTTGTGATATGCTCCATAGAATGGTGTATATGAGCGTATATGGGGAAATACCAACAGGGTATGAAATACACCATAAAGACGGAGATAAAAGCAACAACGATATTTCTAATCTTGAATGTTTATCGATGGAAGAACACAGAGAATATCACGCTACACATATTTCCGAAGAACAGAGGAAACGGAAATGGGAAAATCTGCGAAAGAATGTAAGACCAAAAGCAGATATATGGCACGGCTCTGAAAAGGGAAAAGAATGGCACAGACAGCATTATGAGGAAATGAAAGATAAATTATATGAAAAAGTAGAACGGATTTGTGTTGTGTGTGGAAAGACCTTTTATACTTCAAGAAAAAATATAGGGAAATTCTGTTCGGCAAACTGCGCCGCAAAAGGGCGAAGAGATAGCGGAATTGACGATATTGAAAAAATATGTGAATATTGTGGGAAGCCTTTTATAACTAACAAATATCAAAACAGACGATTTTGTTCAAGAAAATGTTCCGCTAATGCAAGAAAAAGCGAAATTGAAACACGCAAATGCAAATGGTGCGGGAAAGAATTTGTTGTTAAAAAAGGGAAAGCAAAAGATTGTTGCTCAGTTTCGTGCAGTAATAGATACAGAGCAAAACAAACTGAAATAAGGGGATAGATACTTGAAAAACGCAATAAAAAACTTTTGGGTTGCTTTACTTTCTAAAATCAATAACAAAATCAATCAATGCCTGAATGCTCCGAAAAGCAAATTGCCGACAATGGACGCAGGAGATGACACCGTTGTCAATTTCTTTGCAATGGTGGTTAAAAAGGTTCTCAACCGTGCGTTAATGGGTGCTGAATTTGATGTTATATCGGACAGCACGCAGGCAGAGCCATTGAAAGAATTGTGCGAAGATTTGAACAGGAACGCATATAAGATCACTGCGAATATGATTGCAGGGAATGAAAACATTTCTGGGCATAGCGTAGCGGAATGCTGGGCTGTTCCGTCTTTCATCAAAGTGCAGGGCGAGAACAAACTTGTGCACAGTTATATAGACGGCTCAAGAGTGCTTATAACGGGCATTAGAGATGACGGCGAGATAAGCGAGTGCTATATGGTGCTTAACGCCGTGAAGCGCAAAGATAAGGTTTATTTCCTTTACCGCAAACATATGCTTTCAGACGAGGGAGATTTGTCTATTTCATTTTTTGTGGCTGACGATAACGCAAATATGGTTGAAGCGGATATTCCCGAATGGGATGACCTTATTTATGGATTTGCGGAAAACGGCGAAAAAAAGGCAAAAGAAACAGTTTACAAAGGTGTAAATCATATTGGCTTTGGACGATATAAAAGCCCCGTTGTGCCGTTGAATAACGATACCGTGTACGGCGTTCCACTCAACTACGGTTGTGGCGAGATTGAAAGACAGCTTGAAAACGATGTTGAGCAAATCGAGCTTGAAATGAAAGCAAGCAAAAAAATGTTGTTCCCCGATTGGAGTATAGTCAAGGAAGATACAAGGGGCAACGCCGTGAGCCTTGGGTATGCTGTTGATGAATACATTTATCCGATTAAGAAAAAAGCGGGCGTTGATGGCTCATTGATTGATGAATATTGTCCGACAATCAGATATTCCGATTATGCTCAAAAATTGGAAGATGATTTGTGCAAATATCAGGCTCAAATGGGCGTTCGTGATCTGATTACCCACACCGAGAACACCAGCGGTGCAACGGCAACGGAAATAAAGAGCAAAAACGCTGACAATATGGCACTTGAACAGTCTATCCGCAAGGCGTTGAGAAAAGGCAATGAGGAAACGATGAAAGCGGACAGCATTTATTTGAATATCCCGTTTGACCTGTGGCAGTATGACGAGGATTATCAAGACATCTATACCGATGACACGCAAAAGCTGAATGAGATTATAACTGTAATGCAAAACGGCGGCGCAGAGGTTGATGACCTTGTAAAATTCTATTTCCCCACACTTTCAGATGAAGAAAGAGCTGAAAAGATAGCAAGGATAAATGAAAGCAAACAGGCAAGCACTGAAAGCAGTATTTTATCAGCGTTGAATATGTAAAATTTTCTCCGAGCAGAAATGTTCGGAGATTTTTCTATTTTTTTGAAAAAAGGTATTGACATTTTGTAGTCCGTTGTAGTATAATGTATTACAGAAAGAGAGGTAAACAACAATGAACATTAAAGTAAAGGTTTACGACAGAGTTAAGTACAACAAGGACAGTAAAAAGGTAGCAGAAGTTGAATACAAGGGGTGCAAGGGCTTTGAAGTTAAAGAAATGACAGATGATGAAATCTTTGCGCTTGGGTTTGACGAAACGGATGAGTGTAACGAATATGCGACTATCACATTGGCAGACGGAGAAACAGCAACATTCAGAAATTCGCTTTGTGATATTTTTAGAGCGTAACAAATAAGCCGAGGGCGGCGGCCAATCCGCCTGAAAGGAGAATGGATATGAAAGTAACAGTAATAAAATACAGGTGTACAGCATTAGGCTATCCATATAGGGATTATGCGCAAGCACTTGAAATGTTTATGAGAGAATATCCGAATGCAACAAAAGAGGAAATAAGCAGTTTTGAATTTACACAGGAAGAAAGACCTGATATGTATAGAGCATTTTCAAATGCTGGATGTATTAGAACTTTCAAAGTGTATTAGGGTGATATTATGACAAACTATGAGCGTATAAAGGCAATGAGCGTGGAGGAAATGGCGGAATTTATCTGTTCGATATATGATGATAGAGCTTGTATCAAGTTCATTGAGGGATACACGATACCATATTATGATGAAAATAACATAGGTTATTGGCTTAATTCGGAGGCGGAAGAATGAGCAGATATATTGACGCTGATAAAGCATATGAAACAGTAGGGAACTACCACAAGGATTTTGCCCGAAGCATTGCCGATTTGACGAGCTTGCGCGAGGTGTTGGAAGATACGCCTACTGCGGATGTGGTTGAGGTCGTGCGGTGCAAGGAGTTTTTGAGCATGGAGATCGATAAAGAATGACAGGAAAAGAATATATCGAAAACGCACGCAGTGACGGGAGACAGGTGTCTTACGAATACGCAAACGGGCTTACCTATGTTTTTGTGTGGGAGCATACCGGATGGATAAGCGTTTTAGAAGAGCTTGCAAACGGCGAGTATGCCCCGTTGGTACAGGCTTCGGAATACGATCATGCCAAAGGGTATATCAGTATGAGAGAGCCTGTACCAACGGGAACTGATGTTATCAATGGAGGAAATGATGAGTACAGATAAAAACAAACGAGGAGTATATATTCCCGCCGACCTATGGGAACAGTTAAAAGCCTTTTGTGAAAAGCATTACAATGTTTCTTGCTCGGCGGTGATATGTAGAGCAGTAAAAGAATTGATTGAGAGGGAAGAAACGCAGTAAATGACGATTGAAGAAAAATATGCACAGACTTTGTTTGACAATCTGAACGGCTGGCAGGACAGAACGCTTGAAAGAATAGGCAGACGGCTGAAAGCAACAGGGCGGTTGTCTGCTTACGACCAAAAAGCATTAAAGAATATAGCCGATATAACAGGCGATATGAACGCCATATACGCCGATTTAGCGAGAGTTACAGAGCAGAACATAAAAGAGGTACAGACAGCCTTTGAACGCTTTATGAGCGGTAATATGGAGTTATATAAACCGTTGTATGATTTCCGAAACATTCCGTTTCTGCCTTATGCCGAAAATCCTATTGCACAGCAGATTGTTAATCACTGGGTAAAGGAAACAGCGGGGGAAATGATTAACCTATCACGCACAAAAGGCTTGTCGGTTATTAAATACGGATTGCGTAATGGAGAGCGTGTGCCGATAGGCGTTGAGAGTTTGCAAGGGGCTTATCAATCTGCAATAGATAAAGCCGTTTTTAATGTTACAAGCGGCGTTGGTGACTTCTATTCAAATATGCGTGATACTATCGAGGATTTGGGTGGTAGCGGTGTACGGATTGATTACGGCAACGGAGTAACACGCAGTATAGACAGCGTTATCCGTCAAAATATGCTTTTTGCCGTTAAGGAAATGCAGACGGACTATGATAATCAAGCAGGGCAAGAGTTAGGCTGTGACGGCTTTGAAGTAAATTTCTCTGCCACTTGCCGACCATCGCACGCTTTTATGGAGGGGCGTATGTTCTCCAAACAAGGCGATAAAACCGTGGACGGCGTAACATATCCAGACGGAGCGGAAGCGTTGGAACGGCTTAACGGTTATAATTGTCATCACAGAAAAATGAATGTTATTCTTGGAGTGTCAGAGCCGAGATACAACGCCGCCGAAATAGCAGAAAAGAATAGAAAGACAAGCGAGATTATAGAGTATGACGGCAAGAAAAAGACACGCTATGAATGGATACAAAAGCAACGGGCTATCGAACGAGAAGTGCGTAAGCAAAAGACTACTGCAAATATGGCGAAAGCCGCAGGGGATAAACAGCTTGTAAAAGACTGCAATGCAAGAATAAAGGCGTTAAAAGCAAAGTATAATGATTTAACCGAAAGCGTGGGCTTGCAGAAAACAGAGGAAAGAATGAGGGCTGTAAAATGAAAATAACAAAAATGCCGAGTATGGACAACAAAGAATATGATTTTATATGTGAAAAATGCGGAACAGAATTCACGGCAACAGGCTATGAATGTTTTGTTTCAACAAATGCTTGCATATTTGAAGATTATGCAAAAAGCACGGAAACGCAAGGGAAAGAAATGCCAGACAGGTCGGAAACGGTTTGCGTTTGCCCGATATGTGGGGAGTATGTAAACTATGAAAATACAAACAGGTGATAGATTTGGCAAACTTGAAGTCATTGGTATTACTGATTTGAATTATAATGGGCGAAAAAGACCTATTTGCAAATGTGATTGTGGAAACATCGTTGTTGTGTCACAGTGTCGATTGCTAAGCGGAAAAACAAAAAGTTGTGGCTGTCTGAGAAAAGAAACGTGTATTCAAAATGCACCTACTGACGAAATGCGGGAAAACGCAAAAATATCGATGATGAGACACAAAATTTCAAGGAATATGCTCAATGAAAAATATATTTATATGACCGAAAACGGGCTATACGAGGTTAAAATAACAAACAGAATGATGAGAACCCGTAAAAAGTTTAAGACATTGGGTAAAGCAATAATTTTCCGTGATGAAATGTATAAGCAATTACAAGACAAATTGAACGGGGGAGAAACAAATGGTTGAAATCGAAATTATAGAAGAAACAAGAGAAGTTTATTTGACAATTGACGGCAAAAAAGTAAAGATTGATAAAATTGATTGGATAGGGCTTGACGGCTAATAAAAAAAGTGATATAATAAAGAAAACAGAAACGATTATCTCCTCTAAGATTTACTGTGATTTTGCCGTTTACGATATTGTTATGCCGTTTATTGATTGTCTGCATAATATCGCACCTTTTCGCCGAACGAGCGGCTCATATGATTGTCTGTTTCTGTCTTTCAAAAACACAGAGGGTTTTGGTTTCCCCTCTGTGTTTTTTTAGTTGACAAATAAAAAATCGTATGCTATAATAAAATAGACAGGAAGCGTTGCAAGGCTTGGGATAGGAATAACCCGCCTATCCCCTTGCCTGTCATAATAAACGGGTATGAGGTTATGACTACGGTCATAGCCTTTTTTATTTTGTCCGAGATGACGAGAAACTATGGCAGAGCGGAAAGAACCGCGAGAAAAAACTGAAAGCCAAAAAGGGGAAAATATGAAACGTGAAGATGTAAGCAAGATTTTTACCGAAGCAACACCCGAACAGATTGACAAAATCCTTGATTTGAACAGTGCTGACATTGGCAAGGCAAAAAAAGGTTTTGACGATCTAAAAGCCGATTTGGAAACAGCAAAGCAGACAATCACCGACATTAACAAACAGTATGATGATCTGAAAGCCACAAATGCAAGCGCAGAGGATTACAAAACAAAATATGACGAACTTGTAGCCGATAATAAGCGTAAAGCAGACGAACAGGCGGCGAGGGAACTTGAAGCGGCAGAAAGAGCGGAATTTGACGGATATTTTACCGAACAAAAAAAAGAATGGTACAATCAAATGACCGCTGACGGATATTTTGCAAAATACAGAGCCGCAAAAGTAGATCCTGCAAACAAAGGCAAAATGACGGCGGACATTCTCCACAGCCTCACGAAAGACGACCCGACAGCGTTCAAGGGTGTACAGCCCGAAGTAAAGCTTGGAGGGGCGAAACCTATCGGCGGCGGTGGAAACCGTATGGCTGAACTTTACAAAAATAATCCTTTCTTTAAAGGATAAAAGGAGAAAATTATGGGGATTAAATATGGCAATCTCAATGTAGATGAAAAGTATTCGGGTATTCTTGAACCTAACCTTTATTTCGACAGTATTCTTGTACCGGGTGTAACTTACACTGACAAGTATCAGACCGGACCTGCTGGCGGTATTTATGTTCACAAACTTGACACCACCGCAGTAACAGTTGGCACTCCGGGCAGAGATTTTACTGATGAAGCATCTTCGGACACTCTTATTCCGATTTTGCTGAACAACAACTATATGAAATCCAAAAAGATTTACGGCGTGCAGGCGGCGGCTGTTTCTTTCGACCTTGCTAACGAGCAGTTGGCTACTGCAACGCAGGAAATCAAAGAAAGCCGTCAGCAGTCTGCGCTGGGGTGCTTGGTGCAGGAGGGTACGAAGTCTAACGGTGCGGCTATTACCGCAAATGCTGTTGACGCTGTACTTGATGAAGCGGCAAAAATTAAAAAAGGCAAGGCAAATGTTGTTCTGTGTTCTCCCGACTTTTATGCGCTGGTGCTCAAGGAGAGCGGCAAGGACTTTACTCCCGTAAAGAATGATGAAGTTGCCGCCACTGGTGCTATCGGCGATTTGTATGGCTTTACTTGGATTAGAGCCGCAGGGCTTGGTGAATCCGAAGCAAAGTATTACGACAGCACAGGTGCTTTGAAAACTGTCGCGCTTGCAAAAGCCGCAACCGCGTCCGCTGACGGCTCTGCTGTTGACTTCATTCTTTACAACAGCGAAACACTTTCAATCGTTGATAACCTTGAAAGCTATCGCATTGTAGACAGCGAGAACTTCACAGGCTCTAAGGCACAGGCAGAACTTAACACTGGTATGAAAGTTACGACCCCTGCGCTTGCGAGGGTAAGAACTCATACTATCGCCAAAGGTTAAAAGGAGATAAAGCGGAATGTATTTGAATTATCAAACATATCAAAAAATGGGCGGTACTTTGGATAATTCCGCGTTTACTTCCCTTGAGAAAAAGGCGGAATATATCATTAACGCCCACGCGGGCGGTAAGACAGGCGAACGCATAGGCAAGCTGACGGTGTTGCCGAATGAAGTTATTGATTGTACCTATGAAATCGTAAACCTGTTATCTATCGCCCCCGCTGATGGGCGTGTGGTAATGAGTGAAAGCCAATCCCTTGGGGGGCAAAGCGAAAGCTATTCTTATTCCGTGAAATCTTCGGAGCAGATAAATGAAGAAATCGAATGCGCGATTTTCGTTTACCTATATCCGTTGAAAGTAAACGGTATTTCCGTATTGTACAGAGGTTGCGATGAAGATTAAGTTTAACGTCAAATATGGTGAGAATGTAATCAACATACCAGCCACGGTGGAAGTCCCTGCGGGTACAGGGCTTAGCAATCTCTATGACAAGACTTTCACAATTATCAATCAGATTCCCTCATCGCAAACGGTCGCGACTAAAATTGCATGGGTAAAACATACAGTGGAGCATTGCGACAAAGCAGACGGAATATTTGACAAATCCACAGGGAATATGGTTTATAAAGCAAATACCTTTACCGTGTATCTGCGAGATTGGAAAAATTACCGCGAACCGAATTTCTCCGAAAGCGGGTATTATTCTTTATACAGCACCGAAAAAGAATTGTATACTGCCGCAGTGGGGGATTTGGTAATATTTCGGGAGATTGAAGATCCTGCACCTACAACGATAAAAGAG